GAACGGTCTCGTCGATCGTGGGAGTATCCGGCAATTCGGGGAGTCGCGTCTTCTCGGCGGCTGCGATGACGCGAATCCCGCCGGTCTGCGCCTGCGGCAAAGCGACCGGCAGCGTGCTGAACCCCACCTTGACGTTGCCGGCGAGCAGGTCCTGCATCGCGAGCGCACCGCCGCGATAGGGCATTCCCGCGGGGCGAGGATCAGCGCAGAAATATTCGCCGCATCAATGCGTTGCGAAAACTGAAGTCCGGCGGTGTCCAGGAAGTGTCGCGCCGGGCGTTCGGGGCCGGTGAAATCAGCGCTTCTGGCGCTTCGCCCCGGACATCGCGTGCCGGTGCTGCTCGCGCCACCATCGCTTGCGCCCGGCTTCCTCCTTCTCCCAGCGGGCAAGCAGCCGCTTGGATGTAGAATCCGGTAAAGTCCGAAGGTGGTCGTCCAGCGAACGATCTCTTGGAGCCGCGCGCGGTGGCGGGCATTGACGTTCAGCCGGGCCAGCCGATGTAACCAGACAAGAGGAAATTGCCAAAATGCCTTCCTACGTCATCGCGCAATCGTTAGCGAGGATCGGCGAAACGATCGAGGCAACGCTTTGTGACCCCAACAGTGTCGCCGGTTTTCCCGATCGCAGAACCGATGTGCCGGTTCAGGTCCGGCTCGTTTCCGAGCAAACCCTTTGCGTCGACGGCGAGTCTCGGCGGATCATTTGGAGCGAGGGGGGAAACGGTACCACCACCTTTTTGGTTGATGGCAGCAAAAGTATCCGCAACCGAGTGCGACGCGCCGCCCTGGCACGGGCTTCGGAGTTATTGAAGCAACTCACGTCAAGCCTCATGCCGCTTACAGCCGAAAGCGCGGAACCGGAACTCGTAGCGGAAAGTTTGCAGTTGCTGTTTGACTGGATTGCAACGGAGCGCGAACGTGCGACGAGCGCACCGCAGTCTATAGGCGCGCTGAAGGGAGCCCCGCATGACCGCACTCGATGAAGCAACAAAGAGGAACGGCCACGCCGAGCCGGTGACGCGGGCTTGGGATGCGCGCTTGGCGGCAATCGAGCAGCGCCTCGTGGAGATCGCCGAGACCGGCGAGCAACGAGTTGCAATTTTGCGCGATGCGTTCGCCGACTTCACCGCCGCCGAATTGGCGCAGCGTGACGGCGAAATCCGGACGCTGAAACAGCGCATCGCCGAGCTTGAGCGTGAGCTTGAGCAGAAAACGGCGGTCGATCAGCGGGTCCACGAGATCGCCATGCGCCTCGAGGAGAGGGCTGCTGGGCGCGATGAAGCGAAGCGTGGGCCGCCAGGATTGAAAGGCGACAAAGGCGACAGAGGGGAGCGAGGCAAGAACGGGATCACAAAAATTCTCCGGCAGACCGTCAGCATCGAAAACTGGCGGGTCGACACTCAAGCGTTCACCATTGCCGCTGAATTGTCAGATGGCAGCGCAATGCCGGTGCTCAATTTGCGCCCGTTGTTTGAAAGTTATCACGAGCAAGTCTCATGAGCATGCTGCCAACTGCCGCACGCGCCCTTCTAGTTGGTCGCGTCTTGCGCCCGCTGCTCAAGGCGGTTGAAGGACAGCCGCGCCCCGGCCCGTACCATTTGCCGCTGACCGGTGGATGGTTGCCGGACGGTGTGCCGGTTAATTGGTGGCAATCAGCCATCGCCCCGTCGGGCGGCGAGCGCTCGGCAATCGTCGAGAGGTGCGTCAGTTTATATGCAGAAACGGCGGCGTCGCTGCCGGGTGCGCACTGGCGACGTTCCACGAACGGCGGGCGCATGCGGGTGACGAACTCGGCGTTGGCGCGGATACTGCAACGGCCGAACGAATACGAAACCGCTTCTAGCTTCATGCTCAACGCGGTGCATTCTTTATACAGGGAAGGCAACACCTTCGCGCTCGCGCTGCGCAACGACCGCTTCGAGGTCGACTCGCTACACCTGATGGACCCACGACTATCGGCACCGTTGGTCGCCGAGGATGGCTCAGTTTTCTTTAGACTGAGCGGCAACGACGTGATCAGCCGAATGCTGGGCGACAACCCGCAACTCATCGTTCCGGCGCGCGATGTTTTGCACATCAAGCTGCGCAACAGCCAGCGCCATCCGCAGCCGCTCGTCGGCGAGCCACCACTCACGGCTGCGCTGATGGACGTCGCAGTCGGCGATGCCTTCCAGAGGCAGCAGTTGCAATTTCTTGCCAATCAAGCTCGCCCCTCGGCGGTTCTATCGACCGATCTGGTGTTGGATCGCGATCAGGCGCAACAAATCCGCGACCGCTGGAACGAACAGGCGAAGGGGCTGCACCAGGGCGGCGTGCCGATCCTGACCGCCGGTTTGAAAGTGCAGCCCTGGGCGATACCGGCTAAGGATGCGCAGGCCGCAGAGTTGAGCCGATTATCGGCCGAAAGAATTTGTTGGTGCTTCGGCATTCCGTTGCAACTGTTGGGCCTCGCCAACACACCGGCCAGCAGCACCGAAAGTCTGATGCATTTTGGCTCGCGACTGGACTGGGTTTTTGTTTGAACCACCTCGAACAGAGTTTCGACCGTCTGTTCAATCTCAGGGGCGAGCCGGACGAGTACACCGAATTCGATACCGAGGCACTGCTGCGTTCGGCGCAGAAAGACCGAATAGAGGCGTTGGCGCGCGGCGTGCAAGGCGGAATATTTTCGCCGAACGAGGCCAGAGCGGCAGAGGATTTGCCCGCCGTGCCGCACGGCGACGAACCGCGTGTTCAAGCTCAAGTCGTTCCTTTGAGCGGTGCCGGTGCGATCCCCACGGCACCCGCAGCGGCGGTTGCGCCATCCGCGCCAGCGGTGAAAGATTTTCCAACGAGGGTGGCGCTCGATGTCGATGCTCTCGTTGCGCGCGCCAAGCGGCCTGAACGCCTTGCGGCAGCGGAGCCGCGCGTGATCATCCGGAAAACGACAACGCGGCCGGTGCAGGTGACCAGGCGCTAGCTAGGGCGTGTACTCATTAATCGCGATTGTTCGGCAATCGCTACTACCGCAAACGACATGTTGCGCCCGAAGCTCAGGCGATCTTCCGCCGCCGTCGCCACCAGCCGAGAAGGCCACCGCTCTAATTAGCCATTGCGGTGCCTAAAGCAAAAGCGTGCTGACCGTGGAAGGCGAGCACGCTTGTAAGCCCGTGGTCGGCAACCTTCAGACGACGAGCTGACGACGGCGTCGCCACCAGCCGAGAAGGCCACCGCCTGCTAAGATCAGGCCGGGCAGTCCGGCACCGACGATGGGGCCGGGCACGTCGCTAACCCCGTTGTACACGTTCCCGCCGGGTGAATACGTGAAACCGTTATTTCCCTCCGGACCGACTTCTCCAAGGCACGGTAGTGAACTGTTAGGGCAGGCCAGGAAGTTCCCCCCCATAATGTTGCCGGGGATGCCACTGTCCGCCAGATCGGGAGGCGAAGCATCAATGTCAGAGTAGTAGATCATCAGGGTACCGCCCACAGTCCCCGAGACGTCGCCCGTTGCGTTGGTGAAGCGCAGCGCGTCGCTGACCCCACCGCCCGGCTCAGCGAAGGTGACGCTGCCAGTGACCACTGGTTGCGGCAACGTGTAAATCAGCGTGAGCGGGAACCCCGTAGGGTTTGAAGGGTTGGCACCGACGACGAAGGGCAAGGCCGCCGTGGGCCCCCCGATGATAGTGGCCGTCCCGTGCCCGTTCTCGTCGAAAGTCGCCGTAAAGGGATCGTCACTTGGTGCGCTGCATGGGTTGGTTGGGCACGGGGTTCCCGGCGCCAACATCACGTCCGCTCCCGCATTTGCGGCGAACCCACAGAGCAAAAGCCCCGCCAAACCGATAGACCGAATCCATGACATCTTGTCGCCTCCTTATACGCCCGCATCTTCGCCACCCGTCCCACTGCCCGCGCGGATAATTTTGTCAATAAAGTCTGTGGGTTAAAGGCGAGCAGGAGTGGCCTCTAATTTGAACATTACGCCTGATCGACGATAGCAGTGAGTGCGATTTGGTGGGGCAACCGTAACCAGAAGTACTAGTTACTAAGTACCAGTGGTGACGTAACCGCAAAGTTAGCGGGGTAACCTGCTGCGATCTGCGCGTTAATGAGTGCACGGCCTTAGATCAGGTCCGCCTCGGTGTGTGTTAAACCCAACGCGTTTGGTCTCGGCATACTGTTGAGATTGAGTGATGGCGATGACAATTTTGAAGAACGGACGCACGCGTCTGGCGTTTCAATTCGGTCGCGCGTCCGCCCTGCGTTCGGCCAGCGACGTGATCGACCAACTGCAGGCGCAACTTGAGGCCGAGCGCAAACAGCACGCCTTCGATGTCGCCGAGTCGGAGAAGCAAATTGCCATATTGATACGCGACTTGATGCAGGCGAAGTACGAGCTTGCCCAACGCAATCTGGTCGAGACCTTCGCCAAAATGGAGAGTCCATCAGCAAGGCTGCATTAGCTCAGCATGCGGTAGACCAAACGCGGCTGTTCTCCACCCACCGTGCTCAAGCGATCAGCGCCTCGACGTCGAAGGTGGGCGCGCGCATGGGCGTGACGCCGAACGCCATCGTCAACGCGGTCATGCCGTCGATCCTCCCCGTCGAGCGTTTCTTGGAAAGCTTCCTGTTGCCCGCGTCATCGAGCGCGATGACGCAATTTGACGCGCACCATTGCAGCACAGGATGCGCGCCATGGCGCAGTTTCTTTTCCAAGATGATGCTTTCGAGGTCGCGCAACGCGGGGCTCATGCTTTTGTAGCCTTGGCCAAAGCCTACGAACTTGTCCTCAATCACCCGCTCGCTGAAACCGGCGGCGAGCAACCACGGTTTCAAATGCTGCATGTTCCATCGGTCGAACGCGAGCCTGCCAACCCGGTGCTGATCGAACACCTGTTTGAGGTGACGCGCGACATACTCGTAGCTCACCGACGAACCGGGCGTCGTCTCTAAAAAACCTTTGGCGTGCCAACTATCATACGGCGTGCGATCGACGAGCGATTTATGAGCTAATCCATCGTTCGGCAGCCAAAAGGTTGGCTGCACATGCCACGTGCCATCGCGAATATCCTGGCCGATCAAAACGAGCGCGGTCAGGTCGCGTGTCTCAGAGAGATCAAGCCCAGCGAAGACGTCCCGCCCTCTTAAATCGAGCGGCTCGCCAGCGCAGGCCTGCCATTGCGCTTGCGAAATGAACAACGCGCTTGCCTCGACTCGCTGGTTGAGTACCAACCGGCGGTAAGCCGGTTCTCTCGCGGGCATCCTCTTAGCATCGGCAGCCATGGCGAGCACCTCGTCTGGATTTTGAAAATTGCCAAGCGCAGGGTTGGCGAGCTTGATCGTTGCAATGGCGAACGGGTCGGCGTCCGGCGGTGCCGAATATAGATTGCAGATCACCCGAGGATCGTGACCGGCGAGCGCATCGTCGATCAGGATCGAGAGCAGGTCGCTGTCGTTCGTCGCTTGGGTGCTAATGATTAACTGCAACGGCGCAAGCTGCGAGGCGGACGCGGTCGTTAAGGCTTCATACAATTCAGAGCGCGGGCCGCGTACCTGGCCTAGCTCATCGTGGCAAACGAACGCGGGCGAGAGGCCGTACGCGGTCGAGGCATCCGCTGACAGCGCGCGATAGACCGTGCCGCGCGCCGGGCACACCAATTGTTTCACGCCATCTTTGCAGACAATCGCATTGCCTAAGGCTGACGACATGCGCACGATCTTGGCGGCAAGCGCATAGAGCAGGGCCGCCTGATCGCGGGACTGCGCCGCGCTGTAAAGCTGGGAATTCGGGATCGCCGCCGGACCGACCAAATGCACGAGCAGCAGACATGCCGCGAATGTGGTCTTGCCCGACTTCCGGCCGACCGAAATGATGGCTCGCCGCGTCGTCGCGGGGTTGTCGTAGATGCACAAGATTTCCCGCTTCTGCCAGTCATCAACCGGATCGGCTGACCGATCAGGACGCCCTCGGGAACGCGGCACGTCGTCTCGATCCAGGCGATGATCTCCTCGCCGAAAGTTTGCTGCTCACCGCTTGGTATATCCGGCGTCATCGGTATTTCCCGCCAGCGCCGACGGCAACGTTCAGAAAGTCCCGCTGTGCCTCTGCCGCAAGCCGGTGCACGAGGCCGGGGCCGCGAGCTTCTGGCGGGTAGGCTGAAAGCTTATCGGCGACCAGCTGCAGGAAGCCGTCGCGGGCCGCTGGCAGCAAAGCCGACGCCAGTGCGGTGAGCGACTCCATTTCCTCGTCGGTGAATGAAAGCGGCGTCACAGAGCCTCTCCCTTACGCCAAATGAGCGGCACGCTACATGCAATCCGCTTGGATAATGCTTTCTTTGGGCCTCGGCACTCCTGCTGGGGTCTTTTAAACCGCGCGATACGGAGTTTGGGAGCGGCCGACCGCCACATTCGGGTCGATGTCGAACGATTCCAGCAGCGTTCTGACCGTCCGCTCCGCATCGGCAGGAGCCGCGGGCCCGGCGATAACCTCGGCTATCGAGTGTTTTTCCCGAACTGGCATCGCATGCGCAATATATGGAACGACATCGCTGCCGCGAATTCGAGTCTTGATGAATGGACGCAGTACCTCATGACTACCCAATATGATCAGGCGGACCTCCTGCTCGTGTTTGTACGCGGGATGTTTCGTCGTAAGGCAATTCCAGATCAGCTTGCCCGCCACCATTGATCTCGCGAGTTGCCACATGAACTCGTCGCGCACCGCATCATTTCCCAAGCACCCGCGTTCAACCTCGTGAAGGAGTACCTTGATCGCCGGTTCGAGCAAACTGCTGTGACGTTCGAGAACTTGGGCTACATCATAAACAACGGGCCCAACGAACACGTTATCGTCTGGTTGTTTGCCTTTTTTCTCTTGAATTTGAAAGAAGCGTGGCGATAAGCCAAGAGCGAAGCCTCGTCCATTATCGGCGTAGGCTCTCCATTGGCCGAGGTCGTCCCGTTCGGTGCTGAAGCATGCGATGAAAAAATCGAGCCTTGTTGCGAAGTTCCTTTGGGTCATTAGTTCGTCGACAATTTTCAAGAGTTCGACGACATTACTATCTGAGCCGTTCGCAAGTCCCCTGGTAACGTCGCGGCACATCGCAATGCCATGCAGCAGTTCGCTGGGATCGTTTAGATCGCGGTAATCGCTGAACCAAATACTTTGACTCTCCAGAATGCCCTTCAAGCCAAGAGCGGTCGTGTAGTGATAGAGCGTGGTCTGGATGGTTGTCGCCTTTTGCTCTGCAAGCAGCTTCTCGTCGATATCGGTATCGTATGATTCGATCACTGCAGTTAGCGGTGCTGGCAAAACCATGACTCACCGTATCGTTGAGAATCGTTCTTTAAAGGGGGCTAAAAGCCCATCACCAGTTCTTTTTAGGCCACCGGCACGTCGCCGTCCGTGGGCGTTCGTTTGTCGAGCTTCGCCGATGGCGTTAACCGCAGCCGCGTCGCCAGCGTGGCGCATAAACCGACCGTCTGCCGATGCACGCGCGCCAGCCTCTGATATCGTTCGCCCGTTCCCGGCTTGACCTTGCGCAGTGCCGCCTCCAGGCGCTGGCAGTGTATCGCCATCATCACGTAGCTCTCTAAGAGCGCTTCAGCGCCCGAGAACCATCCGGGTCGGCGGGCGAAGGTGAGCTTCTCCCAGAGCACGCGCTCCTCGGCGGATAGCCGTTCCGGGGCAGGCGGGCGGCCTACCCGGACGTCGAGAGCGGCCGGAACGACCGTCAGCGCTGCGCCAGAAAGGCGCCCGCGTTTGCGCAAGGAGCCGACGCGGTCCTGCCAGGATGCAATCGGGTCGTCGTCAGTTTCGGCCATTTCGAGCGGCTTTTCTGTCGCGTTTTTTTTGGGGTTAAAGCGTCGCGCCAACACGCCTTTCTGTCAATTTCCGCAAAAATTTTAAATTTGGTTTTCGGGAAGTTTTGAGAAGGTCCCGGGCCGCCGCGGTCCGAGGTGGGCCGCCTCTAATCGTTTGACCCCCCGCGCCCGCCCTGGAGACAGCCTCCGCAATGTTGCGGTTGGTGTGGATGGTCGCCCCCCTATGCGCGCAAGTCTGATGGGTGAATGGCTCGGCCTCCGAAGTCGGAGACGAGCCGCCTCAATTGGAAGATAGCGATGGTTGCCCTTGTGTCCCAAATTTCGTTGACATGATAACTCGGCGGACGGATGCTGGTTGTGAGCCACGGTATCTTCCACAGGCGACGGAGGAAGATCATGGCGCTCATCTCTTTAAATGCTCGGAGCGGAATTGCTGCCGCTGGCTTTCTGGCCGCGCTTGCGTTGGCCATTTAGCCTGGTGGCGACGGCGTCAGAAAGCCGCTTGATCCGCCCGGCGGTCAAATGCGGGTCCGCTTGCCGAGTTATGGATGGGAGACTTCCACATGACAAGAAAGCTTCTTCTAGTCGCGACCGGTGCTGCAGCCCTCTTTGTCCTATAAAGAAAATAAGAAGCCATGGGACGGTTGCCCGCGTCTCGGTTGGGCCAAAATACCATCATCCGCCAAGGACTTACTGTTTTCATCCTGCCAGGGTCGGCTGAAAGCCGGTGGACAACTCACTCCTGCATACGCCGACACCGTATGGGATTTTAGCACTCCAACCGGTCTCCTGGGGACGGCGCCGACGGCCACCCCACCGATATCGATCCAGCCCTACACAGGTAGTGACGGGTTCAGTGTTATCACCGCTTCAGGCTTCACTGCCGGGGGGGTTCCCAGTAGCCCTGGTTGGACAAAATAATGGCACCGACGACGTGGGCCTCGGCCTTAATAACGATCCCGATGGTGAAAATGAGATCTCAGCTGGCAACTTTGTTCAGCTCGATCTTCGGCAGGTGCAGTTTGCTTCTCTCAACATGAGTTTTCAGGCGTCGAGCACGACGTCTGTCAATCCTGGTGGTGGGGCTGAAGAAGGGTGGACGGTCTTCGGGGACAATGCCCCTTTCCCTGGATCCGTTCGCGTTCAACTTGGCACCTGCGAAGCTCCGCCTGGCTCTGGGCCTGGCAATGCGTGCGAGCAGATTTTCAATTTCCCTACTGCGGCGAGCTTTAACTTCCTGTTTATCACGGGGGCCCCTGGCAACATCCTTTTGAGGGAAGTCGATGCCGAGACTGTGACTGTCCCCGGCCCCATCGTAGGTGCCGGACTGCCGGGCCTGATCTTGGCGAGCGGTGGCCTTCTCGCCTGGTGGCGACGGCGGCAGAAGATCGGCTGAACATCCGGCGCAATCTGCACACGTCGTTTGCGGCAGCCAGCGATTGCCGAACAATCGCGATTTATGAGTATACGCCCTTAAGCTAACGCGACCCACCTTCCTTCCGCAATATATGGTTGGTGTGGATGGTCCTCCCCCTACGACCCGGCGTTCCAGGGATGGCGCGGATCGCTCGGCATGCCGTCCTCGCGGACCGGCGCGCGCGGGGCATTGTTGGCGTCGAGCCTGTTGTGGCAGTCGGCGCACAGGCTGCGGAGTTGGCCGAGCCTGAATGCGTTGTAGTCCCCTCGATGCGGCGGGTCGTGGTCGGCGACGGTCGCTGGTGTGACGCGGCCGGCCTCCAAGCAAAGCCGACATAGCGGCTCGATGTGCAACTGGTGACGGCGTCGGCGTTGCCAGCCAGCGGTGCAGTACCAACGATGAACTTCGGGACGATGCGGCATCGGGATTGTGCTCGTGATCGGGCGAGTGCGGCGATCAGGCGGCCGGTGCAGCATCAGGCCGGACTCCTCGCGCGCTTCGGTTTGCGGCGCTTGCGGAGCAGCTTGAGCCGCCGGTACTGGCGCTGCCATCGGCGGCAGATGTCGGCAACTCGCTCGCCCCTCAGCGCCATAGGCATCGCTCAGTGGCTCCTACACCGCGAATACAACCGTCATGACTCTCGCGAACTCGATCTCGACGTGCTCGGGGAACACGACCTCCTCGCGCAGGATTAGCCGTAGCTCGGCATCGAGTTCGGCGGTGTCGAGGCGGCCTTCGTTGTAGCGCCGGTGCGTCTCGTCCTTGTACCAGTCGGCAAGCTCTTGGATACGGCGACGGCTCAGGCCGGGTTCGCCGTCGTTCGAGGGCTGCGATTGGGCCGCTCGCGGCGCGCCGTGCACGTCGAGCGGATCCGGCCCCAGGTCCGGCACCCCCACCACCGGGCCTTGATAAGGGAAATCATCGGATTTGCCGCGATAAGTGCCCGGCTTTCTTTCGCGCGCGGCTTTGTCGAGGCTGTCCCTTGTAGGAGCTACATTTACTCGGTCACTGTGACCACCGTGACCGGATGCGCCTCGGCCCCCGTCCTTGGTCATAGTGGTCACAGTGACCGGCCTATTGTCGTCTTTATACCAAACTGCGGAGACACTGACTCATCCGCGGCATAGTCCGCGCTGAGCACTCCGTCTATATCCCATTGGACCACCGTGCGTTTTTGCAATGGATGTCCCGGCGGGGCAGCGCACAGCATGAGTCAGGGTCTGCGAGTTTTGGTATTACCTAGTGGAAGCTCCTGCTCGACCCCAGCTTCGGCTTCTTGCTCGACCAGCTTAATACCGGCGTACACGAAATGCCGCCTCGATCCATCTCGTGGCCGCGTCTTGCGAACGGAGGGGCAGGCGGCGCGCAGATCGCGGCCGAAATGGGCCTTGGGAGACTTCGGATATTCGGAGACTTGGCACCAGCCCTTGTAGGCCGCGTAGAGATCATCGACAGGAACCTCGGCGTCGGCTCGGAGTATGCACTTTTCACGCACGAACGCGCCGACTGGCGACGCCAAATCCTGCATCGTTGTGATTGCTTCATCGGCAGCCGCGAAGCGAGTGAAATGATTCTCATTATCGAGGGTGAGCCGACGCAAGCCCTTCAGCGACCAGTTGAGGATGCCGGTAAGCTCAGTGCGAAGCTCGGTTTCCAATCCGTAATTCTCTTTGTGGAGCCACGAGCGCGTTGTCAGCAGCAGCACGAGGCGGCCGACGATGGCGCTAGATGCGTCGCCAAGGCGCGGCAATTCATTCGAGATGATGTGCAAGCGAGTGCCGAGCTTGCCAGTGAACGCCACTTTGTACTTGCGAGGGACAGTCAGCGTGTCCTCGCCACTGATTGAAAGCAGGCGTTCGACCACAACGCTTGAGGTTGAATTCTTGCCGCCGCCAGAGCGAGCGTCGCTGATGATGGCGAGCGATTTTCCCAACAGGGGCTGCAGAGCGCAAATTCATTGGTGCTGCCGAGCGAGCTTAGCGTTGGGCCGCAGACGTTACGCTTGCCGATCAACGCCGTGAGGATGCGAGCAATCACACCCCTGCCGCCGCGCGTCGGCCCCACCATGACGAAAATCTTCTGCAGGTCGAGCCGCCCGGAAATTACGTAGCCGAACCATTCGCCGAGCACGTCGATGGCGTTCGGTTCGTCCGGCCAAAGCGCATTGAGAAAGTCGAGCCACTTCGTCGGCGCGGGCGCACCTGGATCGTAGGGGAACGGCACGCTCACTTGTCCGAAATAGAGCGGCGTGTGCGGATAGAGTTGCAGCGACGCCACATCGAGTAGGCCGTTGCTGGTTGCTACAATAGGGCCGGTCTGGCGGCCATCGATCCAACAGGGCTGTTCGAAATCGTCCGAAAGGATGACGAGCGAGCTTAAGGCTTCAAGCAGGTCGCTAATCTTGTACCTGTTGGGGGACCACGGCGTGGGGTTTCCCTTGTTGTCAAAATAGATCGCGTCAGCCGTGAACTTATAAAGTAACGAGCGAACGTCGTGCGGTTGCGCCTCGACCCAATGCGTCGTTTCCCACATCCACCAAGAGCCGCACCAGTAGCGCAGAACCAACCCACCGGCCTTGCCATTATGCAGACAGTGAGCTTCGACGAAGTGCCGCGCTACCAGCACCGGCGCTGAAGGCGGCGGCAATATCTGCAGGCTCTCGGGCGCGCGCTCAGTTTCGACGACCGGCGCTTGCTCGATCAGTGCGTCGAGTTCTTCGCGGGTGTGACCGAGCGCGAGCCAGTCGGAAATGTCCGCGCCCTTCGGCATGTCCGGCCAATGCGGCTTGAGATCGAGCCGTCGCACGCGCTTGGCGATGCCGAGCGACAGGCGGCAGATAACGTCGGTGTGCTCGTAACCTGCCATGTCGTTGTCGTTGAGGACGATGATGTCGGCACCGCGTAGTTGCTCGCTGTGTATTGCCTTCCATTTCGGCTTCTGCTTTTTCGTCGGGTCGTGCGCGCCATGCGCGTTGCATGTTGCTGCGATCCCGATGGCCCACAGACTGTTAACGTCTTTCTCGCCTTCGCCGAGGGCGATGGGTCTGCCTTGCTCGATGGCGCTGCGCACTTCGTCACGGCGATAGACGATCGTCGTGTCGGCGTCTCCGGCTCCCCAAACCCATTGGCCGTTTTGCTTGTGGCGAATGCGAAAGCGCGGTTGTGGCCGGGCGAGTAGCGCACCTTCTGAAATTGCAACTTGCCATCGAGATAATAGTCGTAAGTCGCGACGAAGCCATCACGCTTCCCGGTTCCCGACTTTGGTCCGCTCCATTCGCAATGACAACAGTGCCAACAGACGCGCTCGTCGCTTTCGATCCTGACGCCGAGACACTTCACGTTCTGATTTTTCCGCTGACGCCTTGCCGAGCATTGCGGACACGTCGCATAATGCTGGCCGGGCGCGGTCGATCCGAGCTTGATGCCGTGTGCGGTCAATAATTCTTCGACGGTCATAGCACCGGTTCCTTTGCTGCATCGGCCCACCGCTGCGCGAGCCGATGTTTGGCGCAATACCAGCGCATTTCGCCGCTGGCCTTATCGCGATAACCAAAATGCGTCGGACCGCCGCACGTGCAGCAGCCAAATTCATAGTCGCCGGTGTCTTCCGGCTCGGATGCATCTTCCGGTCTGAGATCGTTCTCGACGATGATCTGAAAAAGCTGAGGATGCCTTTCACGAAAGTCGGGCTGACTGGCGAGCCATTCGAGATATTGCGGATCGTGATCAAGCAGGTCCTCGATCAGCCATCCTTTGTACTTGCCAAACAACATGACCTGCGACTGTGCAACACGCAGAAAGGCAAGTTGTCGGATCAATTCCCGATCACGCGGCAGCGAGAGGTTGAACTTGGCGATGATCTGCGTGGCAGCAGCATCGTGCCGCTCGTCCCAACCAAAGCGATGCCGCAATGCCTCGGGGACGATCTCGCCCTGCCGCTCGTCGTTGAAAATTTTCACGGCGGAGTTTTTTTGCATTACTCATCCTCCACTCGTTGACAAGGCGGTGCCCGGCATTTGCGCCCGGGCACTGACCGGCTGCTTCTTGCCGCTCAGGAAGTCGACGCCGAGGAAAGCGCGTTCGGCTTTGCTCAGCTTATTGTGCGCAAGGAACCGGCCAGTGATGCAGGGCGGGCTTGCGTTTGCCGGAATTTCCGGCGAAAAGACTGCGTCCATAGGGTTACCTCCTCTGTGCAGTCAGCGGGCGGCGACCTTGGTCCTCAGAGATACCGGCTTGGGGCGTCGCCAATGCTCCCCGGCCGAATACGCAACAGGGCTCCGGCGCTCACCGGAGCCCTCAATTTTCATGCGGCAGTCTGCGCGGCGGCGGCCTCCCTTGCTCTCCGCCAGCGTTCCGCACTTTCGTACGAGATCAGGCGGCGGCGACCGACGACCATCTCGACGGGGGCGAGGCCCAACGTTTTTAATTCGTAATAACGAGCGCGGCTGATCCTGTGCGACGCGCAGAATTCCAAAACCGTAAACGCGTTAACGGGAATCGGCGGCCCGCGTGACGGCGGCCGCCTGCCGGTCGCGGCGGACTTCGGCTCGCGGTGCCGCGTCGCCTCGACCGCGCCCGGATCCGTCTTCGGCTTTCCGGGATGTCGCTTCGATCGGCCAGCACTTTGTGTGAGCTTTTTTCCGGTGATCTCGCCGCGGGCCATGGTCGCCTCCGTCGAAAATTTCCGACGAAGGTGGACCTAACTGGACGAGTTGTCTGTCCGGAGATTTCCGGAATTACGTTTCTGCGGGTTTTAGTGCCGCGCAGACACGTCTAACCGCTTCACTCATCTCGCTGCGCGCCGGTTTAGCCCAGCCTTGATCCTCGCACCACTTAAGCATATCGCCGACAATTGAGCTTCCTTTCTTGGGCACGCGCACGCGGCCGGTCTTGGGGTCGATGCAACGGCGGGCGATCTCGCCGTCGATGCTGTGCCAGTCGTGCGTCGTCACCGGCCCGCGTCGGCGCTGCGGCGGTGCCATGCTATCGCGGGGGCGCTCGCTCGGCGTTGCGTTTGCGGCGGCGGGATGGCGCTTATCAAGCTCGCGACGGCGCACGAAGAAATCCCACTCCTCGCCCTCGCGGTAGTGCTCCCCCCATCCGGTCACGTTCCACGCATATGGAAACTCGACGGGCTTCCAAAATTCCCGCTCGAAGACGATGAACTGCTCGATCCCTTTCTTTTTGTTGAAAACACGCGCAGCGCCGACAAGCCGTCCGGCGAGAAGTTCTGCCTTCAGATCCCGCCTTGTCAGCGGCATGTTGTTGGACAGTGACGCGAAGATGCGCGACCACGCCTCGTGCATGGTCGCCCATTCGTGCGGCACCCATTCCTTCCGCCGCCAGAGCTTTTTCGGAGCCATGGCCCGCGTCACGCCTTCAGCGGCACGACGTTGCCGGTCGCCGGTTGCGCGGTGTCGAGCAGTCCGCGCCGCAGCAGCGCATCGGTGTGGCCACTGATGTGCGCGCTGTAGGTGATCTCAATTTGTTTCGTGCTCGTGTCGTGCGCGTCGGCGATGACGCGCAGCGGCGCGCCCGCTAGGATTTGTCTGACGATGCTCGAATGTCTCAAACCGTAAAAAACGATCTTGGGATTGAGCCCGGCGCGGGCGACGGCACGCGCGAACGGAACGCGGTGGTCGGCTGACGTTGCAGACCACGGCTTGCCATCGAAACGCAGCAACAGCGCATCGGATGCACTACGCTCGCCCGCCGCTTGCCGCAGCTTCGTAGCCAAGCTCGCCGGGATCGGCACGGGCTTGTGCACGATGCGTTTGCCAGCGTGGCCCTTGCGCGAGCTTGGCATCATCAGGCGTGAGCCGTCGCCGTTGTGCTGCAAGTCGCCGACTTCGAGCGCGCAGATTTGCGACACTCTTGCGCCGGTCACCGCGCCGGTTTCGCAGAACAAGCCGAACGCCACATCCTCGGCATAAGCGGCCTCGATCAGCGCCAACACGTCCTGATCGCTCAAGATCGCGTTGCGTGCGGTGTGTGTGTCCCGCAAGCTCGCGAGCCCGACCTTCCAGGCGTGTGCGTTGCTGATGCGCGTCGGGTCGAGCCGCTGCGCGAGGTTGAGCGCCGCCTTTAGCTGCCGGGTCGTGCGGTTGACGGTGGCGGGCTTCATGTCGAGCCCGTCACGCCAGTGCCGAAGCTCTTGCGCCGTGAGCAAGCTCACCGGCTTAGCGGCGAGCGCGGGCGGCAAGTGATGGCGAACGCGGGAGACGTTGCCCGCGAGACCGTCGCGCGCCTTGAGATCGGCGGCGTAGGCGTCGAGCGCTTCGTCGATGCTGATCGGTTTGCCGGTGTCGACCGAGCCGCGCGCCAGCTGCCTGGCGCGGATCTGCGCCTGCCAGAAGTCGAGCACGCTCTCGCCGTTGGCGTCCTCGAAGTCGTCGGCGATGGCGAAGGCTTTCTGCCAGCTAGAGCCGCGACCATCAGCGCAACGGACGAGCCAGCGTCCGCTGCCTTTGCAGCGGCGATAGGCGAGCGCGATGCCGGGCGCAATGGTGACGAAGCCGTGCGGCCTCTTCCGCACCGGCAATTTCAGGCGGGCGGTGCGGGTTTCGAGCTCGGCGGAGCGGGGACGGCGGGCCATGGTCTATCCTCGGTGTTGCGGAAGTGTTGCGTGGACGGGGGTGGACCCCGCCAGACGCTTCCGGACGAAGATAGACCGTTTTGCAGCGGTTTCAAGGGTTTGCCCGACGTCGCTGGACTTGGCTGGGCTCGGCTGGACCGGCTCAATGCCGCGATAGGGCACGTGAAGCATGTCGACGCCCGTCATCATTTTGAATAACTCGCCAGAGACGTGGAGCGTGGTCCCAATCCCGCCCGACCCCATGTTGATCTTGCCGGGGCGGGCTTTGGCATAGGCGATGAACTCCGTAACTGTCTTTACTGGAACCGATGGATGAACCTCCATGATGAGCGGCACGCGGATGATGCCGCAGACCGGCGCGATGTCGCGAATGAAATTGAAATTGAGCTTCTCGTAGAGCGTCGCGTTGATCGCGTTGGTCGCGCCGGCCAGCAGAAGCGTGTAGCCGTCCGGCGGCGCATTCACGACGCCTTCGGCGGCGATATTGCTGCCGGCGCCCGCCCGGTTGTCGACGACAACTTGCTGACCGAGCCGCTCGGAGAGCCACTGCGCCATCACCCGCGCCGTAATGTCGGTCGGCCCCCCAGCCGGAAACCCAACGATCAAGCGCACCGGTCGCGACGGGTAGGCTTGCGCTGTTGCGACGCGTGAGAGAGCCGGGAGCGCCGCAGTACCTGCTGCCAGATGCAGAAATTGTCGGCGCGGAAGTTTCATCGTGCTCCCCCTTGGAGCCTGGGCGCAGCCTGTCAGGCTGATTCCAAGGATGCTGCACGATCGATCGGGATCAGTAAAGGAAAACGGCCTGAAAAGCGCAGCTAGTTCTTTTGACTGAGCCTGGCCAATGGCAGCTAATGCCACGAAATGGACTCGCTGACCGCAGAAGCTAATATCTGCTCCTTGGGGTGAAGCGATGCGCCGCGGACTAGGCCGCTTGCCACCCACGAGGGATGTGCGGCAAGGCGTGATCGATTTGCAGGAACGCCGAGATGAAAGCCTACGCGCCATTACTCTGTCTGATCATTTTGACGGCGGCGTGCTTCGCAGAGACGAAGCAATCAGCGCCGTTGTCGATTCAGCCGGAAACGAAACAGTCCGCACCACTATCCATTCAGCCCGGCACGACGATGCTGACGCTGAACAAAATGTGCCAAGAGAATCCAAATAGCCGGTCGTATGCGGTCTGTATGGCTTATCTCCGCGGGCTGTTTGACGGCATGCAGCAGGCGAAGATCGTGGAGGACACGAAGAATACGTTTTGCCCGCCGCAAACTCCCGACTTGGACCAAATTCGGCTGATTATCGAACAATGGGTCCGAGATAATCCCAAAAACGTGGGCGTGTCCGTAGGATGGGCCGGACCGCTTGCTCTTTCTCTCGCATTTCCCTGTCGATAGAACCCTCAAAGCGTTGGAACGGGCGAAGGAAAGTGAACCTTCGCCATCCAGACCGGAAGCGGCATGAGGACCTCCTTAGCGCGCGCTTTCGACCGATCAGACGCGGAAGGCGCTGCGCGCCATCGAAAGGCGACGCAAATCCAAGATTGATCTCGGCGCAGGAAGCGCAAAATATTCACGTCCGAGCGCGAGTGATCTCAGAAATTCCACGATAGAATGCCGCCCGCATTGCCCGACCACGCGGGAGGGAACTTAAGATGATGAGAGCCCTGCTTGCGGCATCTCTGTGCGCTGGATGGGCGCTCACGTGTGCCGACCTCGCGCACGCCCAAGCCTATCACCCCGACCGATGGCATGGCGCGCATCGTCTCGGACCGGCTTGGTGCCGTGCTCGGCCAGACCATCGTGGTGGAGAACCACGGCGGCGGTGCCGGCGGCAGCATTGGCGCCAAGGCGGTCGCGACCGCCGATCCCGACGGCTACACCATTCTGATGACCCCCGGCGGAGCGCTCACGACCGGCCCGGCCGTGCACCGCAACATCGGCTATGACCCGGCCAAGGTGTTCACGCCGGTCGGCCTGCTCATGGTGACGCCCAACATCATTTCCGTGCACCCGAGCCTGCCGGTAAAATCGCTGGCCGAGGTCGTGGCCTACGCCAAGGCCAATCCGGGGAAGGTCAGCTGGGGCTCGCAGGGCTTCGGCACCGCGCCGCATCTGCTCGCCGAAATGTTCAAGCTCGAAACCGGCGTCAACGTCGTGCACGTGCCCTATCGCGGCAACGTGCTGGCGGAAATAACCTAATGATTTCAACGCAAATTGGCATCAGAGTCACAACGGTGTCACTACGAGCGTCTCCCGCGTGCACGCGGCGACGTGTTCCTTTAATGTCGCGTGTCGATGACCGGCGGGTGCGGGCGACAGGTAGATGAACCATTATCGAATAGCACTGGCGCTCACATTAGCGCTCGTACTGCTCGTTGTGGGCTTCTTTCTATATCTCGGTGGCATTGCAAGGTTCCCGAGCGGCGCTGTTACGTTGTCATCTCTACCGTTCGTAGTGCTTTTGGGCCTCTGGCTCCAAAGCTATTTTCTCCGATATTGCGGAGGGGTCTTGTTCTTGGTCTTGGGAGGCTTCTTCATTTGGCAGACGTATTCTCAACTCGGACAGACATCAGCGCTCCTAGATTCTTACTGGTTTATCTTGGGCGCACTCTATCTTTTTGATGGAGCAATTTTTCTAAACCTTTTGCGGTTGAATTTGAGCGCTTGCGTACCGCGCAGTCGAAGCACAAGGCGCGTCTTAGAAAGGTGTTCGTAATCGCAGTTGGCGTGGCAATCCTTTTCGTGCTTTACAATGACGTACTTCATTTGGTCCACTTATGGGCCGAATCATGAGTCCGGCGCGCCGGACCGTCACTCGTACTTGCCGGGATGCGTGAGCCCGGGTCCCAATAGCGCCGCTGTACCTCGACGACGACGCGATGGAAGCGTGGTATCATTCCTCCTTTGCATGAATGACCCCCAACCGGAGGGTCACATGGCAAGCTACATCGAACGACGAAAATTCTTAGCCACGCTCGGCGGCGCAGCGGCGTGGCCGCTCGCGGCGCGGGCGCAGCAGCCGGACCGGGTACGGCGGATCGGCGTGCTCATCAATACGGCGGATAACGATCCAGACGCCGTAGCTCGCCTCTCGGCATTCAAGAAGGCGTTGCGCGAGCTCGGTTGGGACGAAGGCCGCAACCTGCAGATCGACACGCGCTTGGGCGTCGAAGATGATCGCATCCGC